GAAGCACAACAAGATGTAATGTATGATGCTGGTTACAATCCAATTGTAACTTTCCCCGGAGAAGGAACAGTTCTTTTCGGAGACAAGACCGGAGATCCAAATGGAGATACAAGCACACTTTCTAGAATAAATGTTTCTAGATTGTTTATCTCTCTGAGAAAACTATTGTCTCCTGTAGCAAGAGCAATACTATTCGAACAAAATGATGAGTTTACAAGAGAAAGATTTAAACTTACAGCAGAAACTACATTAAATACAATCAAGGCTCAAAGAGGCATTGAAGACTTTAAAGTAATTTGCGATAGTTCAAACAACACTCCTGATTTAATTCAACAAAGAATATTTGTTGCTGATGTGTTAGTAAAACCAATTACTGCCATTAACTATGTCAGATTGACATTTACTAATAAAAATTTAAATCAACCATTATAAAAAATAGTTAAATTTTTAAATTATAACAGTATAAATATTTAAGAGGAAAAAATATGGCAACAAGAAATTTATCAGAGTTTAGAACATCATTCAATGGAACTAGACCAAATCGCTTTAGAATTGTGGGAACATTTCCACAATCATCTACTGTGTCTGCTAGCACTGCTGGAGGACCACCAAGTCCTTCACAAAGTTCTAGTATTCCATTTGAAGTATATTGCAAGGCAACACAATTGCCCGGTTCGAGCATAGGTCTAATACCTGTTGCTTGGCAGGGAAGAGTAGTTAAATTCTCAGGAGAAAGAACATATCAAGATTGGTCGATTCAAGTCTATGATTCAAGCATGCCTAATCATGATCTTAGAGCAATGTTTGAACAATGGATTAACCGAATGAATCACAGAGAAGTTCACACAATTAACTATGATTTAACTTCAGATTGGCAAGTATTGTATGTTGATAATCCTTCTCAAACATATTCTGCCGGACACGGTGATACTCCATCTGAAGGTCAAACTGGACATGCTCAAGCAATATTGTTAAGAAATTGCTTCCCGATAGATCTTTCACCAATTGATTTGTCTTATGATTTGACAGATACTTTCTCAGAGTTTACAGTTACATTGGCTTACGATTTCTGGGAGTATACACAGGGTGGTTTATAATTCGCTTTAACGACACTTAACTAGGAGAATTTTATATTATGGGATTTAAAGATATCTTCGGGTTTTCTATAGGTAAAAAAGAAAAAACCGAAATAAGTACAAATGAACCGTTACAAGGAGGGCTGGAACAACCAAAGTCCCAGCCCTCTTTTACTTCACCAGATGACTATGATGGAACTTACATAGTTGAAGGTGGGTTTTATAGTAGTTACTTTGATTTCGGTGGCGCATTAATACAAGAAAATACACAGATACAACAATATAGATCTATGGCGTTGTATCCTGAAGTAGATAGAGCAATACAAGATATTGTAAATGATTCTATCGTATTTGATGACGATCAAGACTGTGTTAAATTAGATTTAGATTATGTTGAAACTGTTTCGGATAACATTAAACATAAAATAAATCAAGAATTTAAAACAATCAAAAAACTTTTAAATTTCTCTAATAAAGCAGATGATATTTTTAGAAGATGGTATATTGATTCTAAACTTTTCTTTCACATAATAATTGACACAGAGTATCCAGAAAAAGGTATTCAAGAATTAAGACCTATTGATCCAACTAAAATACAAAAAATCAGAAAAGTAGAAAAAGAAACAAAAAATGTTAACGGTGTAAACATTGCATTAGTAAAGAAAATGGAAGAATTCTATGTTTATACTGATTTAGAAAAAGACTCAATAATGCCTACAACTGTTGGTGGTCTTAAAATAGCATTAGACTCTGTTTGCTATGTTCCTTCAGGTATGGTCGATAGTGCATCTAAGCGTGTTGTAGGATATCTACAAAAAGCAATAAGACCAATTAATATGTTGCGTCAAATAGAGGATGCTGTTGTCATTTATAGAATATCAAGAGCACCTGAAAGAAGAGTGTTTTATGTAGATGTAGGCAATCTTCCTAAGCAAAAAGCTGAACAATATATTTCTAGTTTGATGAACAAATATAGAAATAAAATTACCTATGATAGTAGATCAGGTGAAATTAAAGATGAAAGAAATCACCAATCAATGTTGGAAGATTTCTGGATTCCTCGTAGAGAAGGCGGCAAAGGTACGGAAATTTCTCTACTAGATGGTGGTCAAAATCTAGGTCAAATGGAAGATGTGGATTATCTTTTAAAGAAAGTCTACAGAGCATTAAATGTACCTATTAGTAGAATGGAAACCACCACCGGGTTTAATTTTGGAAGATCTAGTGAAATAACAAGAGATGAAGTTCAGTTCTATAAATTTATTGAAAAACTTAGAAAGCGTTTTTCCTTAATATTCTTGGATCTTTTGAGAAAACAATGCCTATTAAAAGGCATTATGACTGAAAAAGATTGGAATGATTTAGAACAAGATATTCGTTTTGATTGGAATAAAGACTCTTATTTCACAGAGTTAAAACAAAACGAAATAATGAGAGAAAAAGTAGATATGATGAATATTATGGCAAATTATGTTGGTCAGTTTTATTCTGCAAAATGGATAAGAAAAAATATTCTAAAGCAAACTGAAGATGAAATTGCTGAAATTAACAAACAAATACAGGAAGAACAGGCATCTATGATGCAACAGCAGTTAATGCAACAGCAAATGAACCCAGAACAAGGTCAAGAACAACAAAACGGGCAATAAAAAATAATATATAGAAATAGGAGATAAAAATGACAAACTTAGAACAAGCCGTCCATCACATTTTAAATAATAACCTTTTAGAAGGTAAAAAAATAATTCAAACATCTTTATACGAAAAAATGGGTAAACTCCTAGAAGAAAAACTAGTTGAGTTTGCTCCTACTGTTTTTAGTGAAGAACTAAAAGGCAATCAACACAAAATTGATGCAAACAAAAATGGTAAAATTGACAAGCACGACTTTAAATTATTGAAAAAGAAAAAGAAAATGAATGAAGAAGATGAAAAGGATGAGGACGAAGAGGATGAGGATGAAGAGGACATGAACGAAGAAAAAAAAGATGAGGGTGATGAAGAAGAACCCAAAAAGCATAAGAAGAAAAAAGATAATGACGAGGAAGAAGACGAAGACGAAGAGGAAGACGAAGATGAAGATGAGGACGAAGATGAAGACGAGGATATGAATGAGTCATTGACAGAAGAAGAAATGCAAGAAATTTTATCTCAAATTATTCAAGAGATTGAAGAAAAAGCAGGACAAGAATTAACAGAAGAAGAAGTTCAGCAAGTTGTTGAAAGATTCTTAGAAGAATTTTCTAACTAAAGGTTAAACATGAAGCTTATAACAGAGACATTAGAAACATTAAAACCTATTGTTGAATCCAAAGAAGATGGGAAAAAATCTTATTTTCTTGAGGGAATTATGTTACAGGCTGAAACTGTTAACAGAAATGGAAGAAAATATCCATTAATAATTTTAGAAAATGAAATAGGAAGATATCACCAAAATTTTATAGTAAAGAAAAGAGCTTTAGGTGAATTAAACCACCCTCAAGGTCCTACTGTTAATTTAGATCGTGTTTCACATATGATTGTGGAATTAAAGAAAAATGGAAATGACTTTATAGGAAGAGCAAAAATTCTTTGTGAAACTCCTATGGGAAACATTGTAAAAAATCTAATTGATGAAGGTGCTTTGTTAGGTGTTTCTTCACGCGGCATGGGTTCATTGAAAAAAGTAAATGAAATCAATGAAGTTCAACCAGATTTTACTCTCTCTGCAATTGATATAGTCGCAGATCCTTCAGCACCAAATGCTTTCGTAAATGGAATAATGGAAGGCAAAGAGTGGGTATGGGATAATGGTATATTAAAAGAAACTGTTATCAACTCCTACCATAAAGAAATAACCAAAACCTCTAGAAAAAATTTAGAGAAAAAAGCAATACAATTGTTTGAAGATTTCCTAAGAAGGATCTAAAATGTACGCATATATTTCAGAAGAAAATCTAATAGAATTAGAAAAATTTAATGCTTGGAAAAAACAACAAGCAATAAATGAAATTTTTAGCACATTAGGTGCAATGATTCGACCCGCATATCAAGCCGCAACTGCTATTAGACAAGTTGGTTCTGGTATTGCATCAGGAGCAAGAGCAGTAGGATCTGCCGTTGCTAAACCTGTTAGGGGTGCTATTTCTGTTGGAAGAACTGCAAAAAATATAGGTGCAGGATTAATAGATCCAGCAAAACAAGCAATTGGTGCAGTTGGTTCTGCTTTTTCAGATATTCCTAAAATTGAAAAAGGTAGAGAGCAAACTAGAGTTTTAGCAAATCAAATGATTGCAAGTAGAGGATTAAGAGGAAATGCTGCAGCTGCAACCCGAGAAATGCCAAAAATATATGCAAATAAAGCATATGGTGCTTTGGGAGACAGACTTCGACAAAGAATTGTTGGAAGTCTCGATCAAGCAAAACAAAATATAAGCGCAGCAATAGGTCCAGCTAAACCGGGCGCCGGGTTATTATCAAGAGTTGCAAGATCTGCCGGCGGCGCACTTTATGATACTGCTAGGGAACGACTTTCTACCCCAGTAAAAACAAATACAGGAACTTCTGGTAGAAGATATGGTCAACCTGTTGGCAGTGGTGGTATATTTTCTAAAGAAAATCAAAAATTATTTGTTAGTAACTTTGCTAAAAGATTTGCAGCACAACCAGAAGAGTAAAATGTTTGTTGTACACATTGCGTTAATGTGAAAAAATTAATTATTCTAAATATAAATGCCAAAAGTGGAGGAAACACAAAGTGAAAAATAAGAAACAAGTTCAAGAAGAAACAGATGGTTACTCATCAACCCAATTATATCACGACGCTGACGGAAAAGGCGCAATGTTGGGAACTCTTGCCGCAGATGACAATGCAGCCAAAAATATGGCTACATTAAGTCCCGGCGGTAACAAGGGAGAAGCAGAAGAAAAGAAAACAGAAGATGAAGAAGAAACAAATGAGCAATTAGAGATCAATATCAATGATACACTAAATGCTTTATTTGAAGGTTCCAATGCATCTCCTGAATTCGTTGAAAAAATCAAAACAGTATTTATTGCTGCATTAAATGAAAAACTTTCAACAATGGAAGATGCTATGGTAGAAGCATCAAAAGAAATAATTCAAGAACAAATTCAAGAAAATGTTTCATCCATAGTTGAACAAGTAGACCAGTATCTAAATTATGTTGTAGAAGAATGGTCAACTGAAAATAAACTAGCAATTGAAAACGGATTCCGTACAGAAATTGCTGAAAACTTTATTCTCGGACTTAAGGAATTGTTCCAAAACAGTTTCATTGATGTTCCTGAAGAAAAGTACGATATTCTAGACGATTTGTTTAACACAAATGCAGAACTAGAAAAAGCAGCAAACGAAGTTATTGCTGAAAATCTTCAACTTAAAAATGAAATTCTTGCTCATAAGTGTGCAGAATCTTTCATTGAAATAAGTGAAAATTTGGCAGACACAGAAGTAGAAAAACTTGCTAAATTATCAGAAAATATTGAGTTCGATAGCGTTGAACAATACACAGAAAAAGTAAAAATTCTTAAAGAATCATACTTTGGACCAAACGCTAAAAACACTGTAATTTCTGATGAAACTACAGCAACATCGTCAAAACCAACTGGTGCAGATCCGCTTATGGAAAACTATGTAAAAACCATCAGCAATCAGTTGAAATTAACAAATACACCTCGTAAAAACTAATTGTAAAAGTTCAAATTAATATATAATAATAACAAGGAGATAAAGATGGACTTTAATTCAGTAACACCGTATGACACACTAGTAGAAAAATGGGAACCCGTTCTTAATCACAACGAGCTTCCCGAAATCAATGATGTACACAAGCGCAGAGTAACTGCTGTTCTCTTAGAGAATCAACGCAAAGCTCTCAACGAAGGAATGCTTACAGAAACTCCCGTCAATGCTATGGGTGGTAACTTTGCCACAGGTCAAGTTAACATCGGTGGTATGGGTGCTAACAGCAACCTTGCTGGTTATGATCCAATTCTAATCAGCCTTGTTCGTCGTGCAATGCCCAACATCGTTGCATACGATATTGCTGGTGTTCAACCAATGACTGCTCCCACCGGATTGATCTTTGCAATGAGATCAAGATATAACACACAAGGTGGAGAAGAAGCAAGATTTGATGAAGCATGGCCGGCATGGTCAGGTGCTACTGGTGCTTGCGGTGCATATAATGCTGCAATGTTGGCCGGTCACACCTTGGGTGTTGAACCAATCACATCAACAGGAACAAGAAACGATTTGTTCTCTAAGTTCCGTGGTATATTGACAACACAAGCAGAACAATTGGGTGGTCCTAGCGATTCATATCAGTTCCGTGAAATGGCCTTCAGCATTGAGCGTGTTGCCGTCGAAGCAAGAACACGCGCACTAAAGGCAGAATACACAACTGAGTTGGCTCAAGACCTTAAGGCTGTTCACGGTCTAGATGCTGAGTCAGAACTCGCCAACATTCTAAGCACAGAAATCTTGAACGAAATCAACCGTGAAATTATTCGTTCAGTCTACACCATCGCCAAGACAGGTGCTCAAAACGCCGACTTGGCTGGTGCAGGAAACGGTGTCTACGATGTTCTCGCTGACTCTGACGGTCGTTGGAGTGCAGAACGCTTCCGTGGACTAATGTTCCAGATTGAGCGCGAAGCAAACCTAATCGCCAAGCAAACTCGTAGAGGAAAGGGTAACTTCATCCTATGCAGCGCAGATGTCGCTTCTGCTCTCGCAATGGGTGGATTCCTAAACCTCTCTCCTGCTCTCAATGTTCAAATGAATGTTGATGACACAGGAAATGTGTTTGCCGGTGTATTGAACGGTAAGTTCAAGGTATTCATCGACCCATTCGTTAAGGAAGGCGTAGATTTCTGCATGGTTGGTTATAAGGGTTCATCTCCTTATGACGCCGGTATGTTCTACTGCCCATATGTTCCTCTACAAATGGTCCGTGCAGTATCTCAAGATACATTCCAACCCAAGATTGGATTCAAGACTCGTTACGGAATGGTCGCTAACCCCTTCGCTAAGGGTCGTACAGCAATCACCACCAACACCGATGGTTTGGATGCAAACAGCAATGTCTACTACAGACTCTTTGCAATCAAGAACCTCCACGGTCAAACTGGTGGAACAACCTGAGTTAAGTCACATCTAAATTGATTCGAAACCGAGGGGAGAAATACCCCTCGGTTTTGTTTTATAAATATTAGTATGACCAGTTATACAGATTATTTTAATAATTTGCCTCAATCGGTAAAAGACAAATTACCGGGTGATTTATTAGCAACAAATCCAAAAGAACCAGTAAATAAAAACAATCTAACAACAAATAAATTTTTGTTGTATATTCCTAGATTACCGACTGTAACATACTTTTGCCAAAGAGCAAATCTACCCTCTATATTCTTCGGTAATGCGGTACAAAGCACTCCAACGGGTCTAGGACCAATCAGCAGACCAGGCACAAGACAAACCTATGAAGACTTACAGATTGGATTTATAGTTGATGAAGACATGCGTAACTGGTTAGAAGTTCATGATTGGATGACTTCTTTGGGGTCTAATCTAGGCACAAAAGATGTTCTAAAAGAACACCAAAAAACATCAAATATTGCCTTATATGTTTTAAATAGTTCATATAATATAAATCTAACAGTAACTTTTCACAATGCTTTTCCTATGTCTTTATCTGGTTTAGATTTTGATGTTTCAGTTCAAGATATAGATCCTATATTATCAACAGCAACATTTTCATACACACATTACACAATAGCTCGCCAACAATAAGCTACCATTTTATGGTATATCTGATATAATACACATTATGAGCATATCATTAAATGAAATAAGAAAAATGGTTGAGTCTGACATTAAAATAGACAATACACAACTAGACAAGGAAAGTCTTAATATTCCACAAATACACAACAAGTATCTGTGTATTTTAATGGATGAAAAACTTGTTCTTAAAAAATATGAAGGCGACTATAGCATTCTCAAGAAAAATAAATGGT